GCGAGATGCGTGAGCGAATCAGATGGTACGTGTCTCGCATTGAAGAACTGGAAACTGAGGTGAGACAGTTGAAAAGTACAGACGCAAGATGGGTGCAAGAGCCATGATTAGCGAAGACATGAAAGTATGAGGGGAGAAAGCAAATGACATCTGTGCATCAGAAGAAAGAACTAGGCCGTTGGCTACTGCCGGGGGCAGAGGGTGTCCAGCAGTTTGGAGTAACCCGTAAACCCCACGCATTTCACCGCGCCATGATGCGGATATGTTTTGGCTGGCAGTGGATGGACAAGGAACTGACTTGCGACTACTGCAACCTTTACCCACGGCTACGCAAGAAAACACATTGCGAAGAGTGCGCCCGTTCTCTGGAAGGCGGCGAGTTATATAACGTGGTCAAACTCGCAGAAAAAGCCGGGATCGTATTCGGAATGAGCAGCACGGAAATCACCGTGCAAAAATTGGAGAAGTTCCTTGCTCTAGCACAGGGGGTCAAGAAGACATGAACCGCAAAGACACACTCCTCGCGCTTCACGAGGCCAACATGGCGCTCCAAGGGCTCACGCTCGAGCTCACAGGGGGCTATAACCACGAGCCACGGACCAAGGCCCTGCGTCCTCTGGTCGAGGACGCCCTCGCCGCTGAGAGCATGGTACGCGCCATTCTGAACCAAGAAGGCTACTACGAGAGGGAGACCGCAACATGCTAGTCCCTGCGATCAACTCGACCGACGACCCGCCCATCCCGATCCACGACCTCCAGCTCCGGGAGTATGTCTTCGCCCTGCGCCGACGCATCGAAGTCCAAAACGTCCTCCTCGAGTCCCTCGCAGAGGAAGTCAAAGGGCTCAAACAGGAACGCGACGGGCTCACCACGCATATCGAGCGGCTCTTGCTCGATTTGCATTGGTACGAGTCCGGGCGCAACATGAGGGAATGAACGACATGGACGACCTAAGCCTCGAGGAACCGGACCGCGCCCCACTCGTGCAGATGATCACCCTCACGATCAACGGCACACGCTACGGGCTCGTCGGGCCCGTGGTCGTCGTTCCTGGACTCGTCCCCGGCCCCCTCGAGGTCGATATCTCCGAAATCGAATTCGGCGAGATCATGACCGTCCGCACCGCGGCCCGTATGCTTGAAGGAGACTTCAAGAAGGCCATGGGCGCGGGGGTCCAGTAAGTTTGTCGCGGCGCTTTTCCAGCACTCCAGCCCCTTTGCCGCGGACCCCGGGTCGATGAGACCCGGGGGTTTTTACAAAGCAAAAGGCCCCGGGGATCACTCCCCGGGGCCCTCGGATCACGCCGTGGTGACCGCGTACCAACGAACCCCCTCCTGGTCCGTATGGTCGAAGCTGTTGTCCCGACCACAGGGCGCCCCGTGGTACCAGCCCCCGTTGTACGTATCGCCCGCCTTCTCAACGAGCTTGGCGAACCTGTCTGCGTCCTTCTCGACCGTGAAATACATCAGGCCGAAACAGATCCGAGACTCCGGTTTGTACCGGCCGACTGGAGCACCCTTCTTCCAGTAGATCCGAAGAATGAACTCCCCAGGCACCGTACACTCACGCGGGGCAGCTTTGGTCTTTGCCATAACTTTCTCCTTTCTGGTTGTTAAAGAACGCCGGCACCGTGAAGGGCCGACAACATATTATCTCATAGACTAGTCAACGAGTCAACTAAATTAACTTGTTAAGAATCAAGGGGTTAAGTTGTTGGGTTTTGGGGAGGGGTGTGGTTTTGATGCAACATGGATCACGGACCACGGGACAGCAAATGACCGGCTGATGGTCGAAAAACACCAAAAACGCACATTAGTAGGACTCTGGAGGGGTCTACTATGTTTTTGTTTTTATTTTTTCAAAAAATGACGTAATAGACGTAATGGTGTAAGAAGTGTTGTAGATCAGTGAGTTATAGCTACACGGTACATTACAGGGGGTCAATGGGTGTAATTTCTCTGGGGTGCGCGCGCGGGATGATTTTTTGAAAAAGAAAAATGTGTTGACCCTAAAAAAGTCTAACTAAAGTGGCCTCAAAGGTCTGGACGCCCATGAATTGTCCGCAGTAGACTAGTGGCATGTTAAGAGTTGATTCGGGCATTCCAATCCCCGCCGAAGCCCAGCGGGAGAAGTACCCCTTCCCGGTCATGGCCGTGGGGGACAGTTTCCTGTTAGCCGATGCCGAGTCGGCGAAGAACGCTCGCAGCGCCGCGTGGATGTACTCCAAGCGCCACGGGACGAAGTTCTCATGCCGCAAGGTCGAGGACGGCTGGCGCGTGTGGAGGGTTGCGTGAAGCTACGCAGCAAGGCTGACAAGGAGTTCGGCAAGAAGATCGGCAAGGGCCTCCAGCCGCAGACGCTGGAAAAGTTGGCGCGGCCTGTTAAGCCACACAAGAACCGTGAGCTGACCACGCAGGAGTGGAAGTTCGTTAACGAGTTCGTCGCGGGAGACGGGCACGTTACGCTGAAGGAAGCCGTGGTCCGTGCGGGCTGGCCCGAGAAGCATGCCAAGAAGCGCGCCGAGGATCTGACCAACGCAGACAAGAACCCGCACATTGTCGCAGCGATCCAGAAAGCTCGAGCGGAGATGGCCGAGAAGTACGGAACTACGTACGAGCGGCACATGAAGGACTTACAGATCATTCGTGACCAGGCTCTGGCCGCGGGGGCGTATGGCGCCGCGGTGCAAGCGGAGTACCGTCGCGGGCAAGCTCTTGGAACGATCTACATCGATCGCAAGGAGATTAGGCACGGCACGATCGATTCCATGAGCAAGGAAGAGGTCATGCGCAAGCTCGAGGAGATCAAAAAGCTGTACGGCAACGGCAGCCCGATCATCGACATCACGCCAGAGCAAGTGAAGGAAAGCCTCGAGGAGCCGATCCAGCTCGAGCATGACGAGCCCGAAGACGCCGAGATCGAGGAAGCCGAAGAGGCAGAGGAGCTAGTGGATGCCAGCGAAGCCAGAGACGAGCCTGTACCAGCGCCTAAAGGAAAACCTCCCAAACTGCCTTATTACCCGGATTGAGTCGCGGGTAAATCTCGGCATCCCGGACTGTTTCATTGCGCTGAAGCAAACTGGCGAGTTCGTCCCGGTCGAGCTCAAGGTGGTGAAGCATGGTCGCAAGGTGAAGCTTTCGCCACATCAGATCGCCTTCCATGCGCGCCATGCGGAGCTTGGGGTGCGCACGTTCATTCTTGTGCTCTACGTGCCGCCGGGTAAGGTCGCATCGAGGGAAGGGCAGCTCTTGTTATTTTCTGGAAAGCAAGTGCTCGAGCTCGCGAAGTCTGGCATCGACACCGATCCGATCGCGCGCTATCACTACGGCGTGGTCCCGTGGCATATGCTCATGTACACACTTGCAGAGGCGTGAGCCTTTGTTATAGATTCGGGTTGCTGGGATGTTCCAGCGTAGAAAGTTAGAAAGGAGACCACCATGTCGAAGTACACCCCTGGGCCATGGGAAGTGATTCAATCCGACCGCATCGACAGAGCGGACAGAGTGATCGGCGAGAACGGGATGGCCGTGGCTAGCGTTTACGCTACGAACATTCTCGACGTTCGCTTAATGGTTGCTGCGCCGCAGATGCTTGAGGCCCTGCGCGAGGTAGTTAAATTACTGAACGATCCCGACGCGGATTCCTTCGATGCGAACCGCGTCGAGTCTCAGATTCTGACCGCTATCGCGAACGCAACGGGGGAGCAACAATGAGCGCCTATACCCCGGGCCCGTGGGAGTTGCGTCAATCAACCCGCCACGGCTATTGGTTTATCGACTATGAGCAGGACGCGCAGGGGCACACCCTCACGAAACTGGATTGTGGGGAGGCGGACGCTCGATTACTTGCAAGCGCCCCAGAACTGTTAAATGCCGTGCGGTTTGCTCTGCGCGCACTCAATGTCGCACCCCGATTCAAGGTTCCGGGTGCGGGGGATAGTTACGAGGTTTGTTCGGAGCTCGAGCGAGTGCTTCGCAAAGTTGAGGGGGCCCTGTGAAAACTAAATTTTATGTTGGGGCAATGGAGTCCGACTACGCAACCATTCACGGTGAGCGCGAGGAAGTGCACTTTTTGACGAGGGTCGACTGTGTGCTAACAGCAAGTGACGAGAACGGTGCCGAGATTCTTAACAAGTTGCTGCGCGGGGCAGACAAGGAGTTCATCCGATCGGACAATCCTGTACGGACGTTTGTACGGTTGGACGTGCTTAACCAAATGGGGGCCGCATGAAAGCCATGACACTACCGCCCCGGACAAAGCTCTGGGGCTGGGATTACAACAAAGAAAAACAATTTAGGATGACCGGCAAGGAGTGGCATCAACACGCAAAGTGCGAGACGTTCAAAACTGAGCGGGGATCGGACTCTGCGTGGCGCAATGGTTGCGAGGTGTGGCTCGATGGGACCGACATCGAGCACAAGGAGCGCCGCGGATGAAACAAAAGCAATTCCCACCGGGGCCGCTGAAGTTACCGACCGATCCGCCGCCGAAGCAGGGCATGATCCGATTTGTACTGTTCATGATCTGGCAATCGATATTGCACGGGAGGGGTCGACGGTAGTTGACAGGGCATTCTAGTTGTACGAGGATTCCATTCGGCCTCTGGCCGCAGAAAGGAGAAAGGACTTGGAACCGATTACACGAAATCCACTAGTGGTGGCTTATGGCATGGGCGTTGATTCGACGGCGATGCTCGTCGGCCTGTGGCAACGGGGCGAACGGCCCGATCTGATTCTGTTCGCTGATACTGGCGATGAGAAGCCGGAAACCTACGCGTACCTCGAGGTCATCAATGGATGGCTCGATCGCGTGGGATTCCCGCGTGTCACCGTCGTGAAGAACCCGCGGCCGAAATCAAACGATCGAAGCTTATCGGAGAGTTGTGTGCGCAATCGCGTACTTCCTGCGCTCGCGTACGGGCAACATCAATGCTCGATCGTGTGGAAAATCGACCCGCAGCGAAAGTTTGTGAAGAATTGGCAGCCGGCACGTGATGCATGGGCGCAAGGGCTGACCGTCACGCAATGTGTCGGATATGACGCCGGCCCTCGCGATAGCGTTCGCCGATTTAAGGCAGAGGGCAAAGCTGCGGATGGTTACGCAAACCGATTCCCGCTGATCGAGTGGGGATGGGACCGAGATCGATGCAAGCTCGAGATCGCCGCGGCCGGGTTGCCGATCCCGGCGAAATCGAGTTGCTTTCATTGTCCGGCATCAAAGCGCGAGGAGATCATCGAGTTGCGCGAACGACACCCGGATTTGTACGCTCGAGCTCTCGAAATGGAACGGCTCGCACGTGAGCGCGGGCTAAAAACTATCAAAGGGCTCGGGCGTACTTTTAGCTGGTCGAATGTTTGAATCACTCACAATTGGAGGCGTTATGACTCGCGACGAAAAAGTTGATTTTCTGGTCGACGAATCGATGACTCGGATCCTCGAGGGTGCCGAAGATATGCTGCTCATGCACTACTTGCTCACCGGCTTTGTCGGCTTTAATAACATGACCGATGAAGAGCTCGACGCGGAGATCGCCGAGCTCGAGGCGCTGAAAGCTGAGGACGAAGAATGAACGCCGCGCCCGAGATTGTGAAAACCGGCTGGGCGTCGATCACGGAGACAATGGCCGGCCTGTATGTTTCCCTCGAGGGCACCACGTCCGAAGACATGGAGCCGTTGATCTTTGAAACCAAAGAAGACGCCGAGGGCGAGCGCGCGCAATATATCGACGCGTGTCTCGAGGCTTACTCGATGGATGCGGGCGTCGATCCCGAAGAGCTCCCCGAGCTCATGGAATACCGGCGGGCAAGTTTGGAAAACGAGGAGCACGTTCTATTTGTCGGCGTCGACACGGCCGGCGATGTTTTCGAGCTCGATCCGGTCACGCTCGAGGTGCGCGGGCCGATCGCGCGCCCCGATCGATAGCACGGGGGGGGGCTTGCGCGTACTTTTTATTTCGTGGGAGTATTGCGACGTCGGGCCCATACCGGGCCCGCACTAGAAAGGAGAGAGTCACCATGGGTTGGTTATTTTTGCCCGAGTGCACTACACGTGCCGAGCTTGTCGCACATCTTCGCCGCCCGGAGCGTTTCGGCGAGACTTTCGAGCTCGCCCGCGCTTGCGTCGTCGGCTCGCATCATTGGTATTTAGTCCGCCACCGCGAGAGCGGGATGCACTGGATCGGGCTCGACCTTCTATCGTCCGCCCGTCGTCGGATGGGCTGGGGATACAAAGACCTCGACGAAACTGTCGGCCCCTGCGCCGTAGATTGCCCGGTCTCGTATCTGGACGCGCCACACGTGAAGCTCGAGGGATGGGCCGCACAATGGCGCGAGCGTGTCCGCGCGTACCATGCGACGAAAAAGGCGCGCCCCGAGTATGCGCCCGGGCTCGTCGTCAAGCTTTGCGACTGGACCTATACGCTCGAGCAGCGCGTCGGCGCTCGCCGGGGCTGGACCGTCACACGTTCGGACGGCCAACAATTCAGAATGAAGGCCGGCCAGCTTGCGCGCGCCGAGGTGGTGTCATGTTGAAAACCGTGCGCCAGTCCGCAAACCGAAAAACCGGGCCGATCGCCGTCACGTACCGCGCCGGATCCGGGGATGTTTTCAATACTTGCCCGGCCACGTGCCCGCTCAACCCGCGGCCCGAGAAGGGCGCGCAATCGATCGATGCCGAGTATCTCGACGCCGTTCGGCGCGCCGTGCCACGGAATGGCACGGCGTGGACATACTCACATTTTCCCGCCGAGCAGCTCCCGGCGCCGGCTCCCGGGGAGACCGTGATAAATCACAGCGCCGATACACTCGAGGGCGCGATCGATGCCACGGCGAAAGGGCGCGCGGCCGTGCTCACGGTAGCGAAGGGCGCCACGTGGCCGACTCGTGTCGGAGATGTTCGGCTCGTGCGTTGCCCGGCTGAGGTGTCGGATCGGATCAACTGCGCCACGTGTGGCAATGGCCGCCCTTTGTGCGCTCGAGGTGCCGATCGGCGGCTCGTGGTCGTATTCGAAGCCCACGGCGCGCAAGCTGCACGCGTCGGGACCGATAAGGCGGGCGGATGCTACGGGGCCGGCGGCCCGGTGGCGTTGCAGTGGTCCCGCACTAGCACGGGCGGCGCTCGGGATGACGTGGCCGCCCTCGAGCAATTCGCCCGGAAGCTCCCGCCGGGCTCATTCCTGCGGCACCACGTGGTCGGCGATCTTGGGCGCCCCGACTAGGGGCCCCTTGTTTACTTTTTATCTTTTAGGCTAGTATCAGCTCTCCCACGGCAATTTCGCCGCGGGCATACAGGAGAATGCAACATGTCGACACTTACCCAAGCCTCCCGCCAGTGGTCCACCCGTCCGCCCGAGGAGCGCTTTATCAGCTTGCCCGCCATGCGCGCGAAGCTCGAGCAGCTCCGCGCGAATTCCCGCGCGGCCGTTTTTAGTTCGCGCCAGCTCGGCGTCATTCCCACGGATGACAACGCCGGGATCCTGATCGAGGGCCCGAGCGGCCACACGGCCGCCCCGACGAATTGGGCATTCGGCCAGCTCGCGACGCTCTCGGGCGCTCCGGCCGCGTATCTTCGGAGCTTGCCGGCTCCGCTGGCCGCGGATTGTCTCAACTACGGGCTCAAGGTCGAGCGCGACGCCACCGATACCGGCGTCCTGCTCACTCGCGGCGCCGAGGGGCTCGAGCTCCGGGCCGCTACTGGCCCGCGTTACGGCCGCATTTGGAACGTGGACGTAGTGCGCGCCCTTGAGGAGCGCTTCGGCGACGGCGTGACGGGAGACTTCCGCGTCCCCGGCGAATTCGGCCGCGGGCTCGCCGAGGTGACAACGTCGAATACGACACTATTCGCCGGCGATCGCGATATGTTCGTTTTTCTCGCCGATGAGGTTAATCGTATCGAGCTCCCGGGCCGACGTGACGGCCAGACTGGCCAGCTCGCCCGCGGATTTTTCGTCACCAATTCCGAGACCGGCGCCAGCGCCCTAAAAATCAAAACATTCTTGTTCGATTACGTGTGCGCGAATCGGATCGTATGGGGCGCTCATGAGCTCGAAGAGATTTCGATCCGTCACACGGCCAGCGCGCCCGATCGATTCCTCGAGGAAGCGGCCCCGGCCCTGCTCGAGTATTCACGCGCGAGCGCTTCGAACGTGTCGAACGTCCTGCGATCGGCGCAAGCTTCAAAGCTCGACAAGGTTGACGTGTTCCTTTCGTCACGTTTCGGGCCCCGGATCGCCGAGCGCGTCAAGGCGGTACACATGACCGAGGAGGGCCGGCCGATCGAGACGGTATGGGACGCCGTGACGGGTGCGACGGCGTACGCGCGCTCGATCCCATGGACCGCCGAGCGTGTGGAATTCGAAGAGCTCGCGGGCGGACTGCTCGATAAGGTGGCCGCGTGAGCTCCCCGGCCGTTCTCACGCTACTCGATGCTGAGCGGCAAGCGGTGGCCATGGCCGCGCGCCATGCTGTGGCGGATCGCGTGTCCGCGGTGGTTTACCAGCTCGCGGATCGTGTCGTCGTTTTGCCGGCCACTGAGCCGGCCCCGGTAGGAGCCACCGTGCACTGTATCGCCCAGCGCTGGAATGCGACCCGGATACAGATCCGTCGCAGTGGCGCATGGTCCGACTGGGTCGACGCCTAACACGCGGCCCGGCTCCGCCGGCCGCCCTCGAGGGCCCCTCACGGGGCCCTTTTTTTTTGCCAGCTCGGGGCGCCCTCTCGCCCTTCCCGGGCCCGCCCGGCCAGCTCTCGCCGGCCCTGCGGTATCGATCGCCCGGCCGCCCTTCCAGCTCCCGCGGGCCGTGCTCGAGCGCGCCACGCTCCTGCCCTCGAGCTCGAGGGCCGCTCCCGGCCATGGCTGGCCCGAGAGGCTCGGGCCGTGGGCCGTGTAGCTCTCTCCGCGGTATCGATCGCCGGGGCCCTTTCGCCCTGGTGCGTGGTCCGCGATCCGTTCGCCCTGGTGCTCGAGCTCGAGGTGCGCCGGCCGTGGTCAACCGGCGATCGGTGAGCTGTTGTCGTCGACGCCGGCCGGTGTACGTGATCCGCGGGCCGCGATCGGCCGCTCGAGGGCCGCGGCCCGGGGCTCGAGGGGCTCCCGCCCGGGCCCGGATCTGGGCGCCGTGTATGTCATTCCGTGGCCGTGTATGTCATCCCGGCCGGGGCCCTTTGTATGTTTCCGTGTATGTCATTCCGGCGCGTGTATGTTTGTCATTTTTCGATTATCCCGGGCATTTTCTCGGGATAATGGGCCGCGGTGCACGGCGCTACGCGCTAGGCAAAATCGCGCGAAACTCGGGCCAAAAAACAGGCCGCTTTGCTGGCTTCGCGGGCGTATGCCAAATTTCAGACAGCCAATAGGCAGCCAAAGAGAACGGGGGTACCCCGGTAGAAAAACAGGCCCGGGTTGATCAACTTGTCAACTCGTGCAAAAATTTTGCGCATATGAAAAGCAATTGGACCCTATGAGCGCCGTTCCGAAGGAGATCGAGGAGGAGCGTCTGCGGCTGGAATACCGGCTGATGCTGCTCGAGACGCAGGACAAGGCGCGCAAGAACTTCATCGATTTCGTGCGGTACGTGTGGCCGTCCGCGATCCTCGGTGAGCATCACCGCCGCATGGCGAGTGCATTCGATCGCATTGCCAATGGGACATTGAAGCGGCTGATCGTGAACATGCCGCCCCGGCATACGAAGTCGGAGTTCGCGTCGTACCTGTTGCCCGCGTATCTGATGGGCCGTAAGCCTGGACTCCAGGCCCTTGAGGCAACACACACGGCAGAACTAGCTGTTAAATTCGGCCGTAAAGTCCGCGACCTGATGGATTCTGACCGCTACAAGGAGCTGTTCCCGGACGTCGTGCTGAAGCAGGACAGCAAAGCAGCCGGACGCTGGGATACGAACGCAGGCGGTAGTTACTTCGCCGTTGGTGTCGGCGGTGCCGTGACCGGCCGCGGTGCGGATATCTTGATCATCGACGACCCGCATTCGGAACAGGATGCACTGTCGGAGCTCGCGCTTGATAACGCGTGGGACTGGTACCAAGGCGGTCCGCGTACTCGTTTGCAACCGGGCGGTGCGATCGTGCTTGTGATGACCCGTTGGGGCACGAAGGATCTAACTGCCCGTTTGCTCAAGGCGCAGGCAAGCCGCGGCGCGGACCGATGGGAAGTGATCGAGTTCCCGGCGATCCTGCCAAGTGGCGCGCCCCTTTGGCCGGAGTTCTGGAAGCTTGAGGAGTTAGAAGCCGTCAAGGCATCGCTGTCGGTCCAGAAGTGGAACGCGATGTATCAGCAGCAGCCGACGAACGACGAAGGCGCGATCCTGAAGCGTGAGTGGTGGCGCATCTGGCCTCATGAGGCCCCGCCGATCGTGAACTACATCATCCAGAGCTATGACACTGCCTACAGCAAAAAGGAAACGGCCGACTTCTCGGTGATCACGACTTGGGGCGTGTTTTACCCGGACCAAGACTCAGGGCCCAACATTGTGCTGCTCGATGTCACGCGTGGTCGGTGGGACTTTCCTGAACTGAAACGGATCGCGAAGGACGAGTACAAACGCTGGAATCCTGATAACGTATTGATCGAAGCGAAGGCGACGGGCGTGACGCTCCAGCAGGAACTGCGGCGCGTCGGTATTCCTGTCACCATGTACACACCGGGCGGCAGGCGATCGGGGACGGACAAGATCAGTCGCGCGAACGCGGTCGCGCCGATCTTGGAGTCGGGGATGGTATGGGCCCCGGACACCGATTGGGCGGAAGAGCTGGTCGAGGAGTGCGCCGCGTTCCCGAACGGCGACAATGACGACATGGTGGACTCGACGACCCAGGCGCTGATGCGGTTCCGTCAAGGGAACTTCGTGACGTTGAACACCGACGAGAAGCCGGAGCCGTCTGGACGCACGCTTGCTCCCGAATACTACTGAGGCCTAGAATGTCAAGGCCACTCCTCTGGGGACCTTGAGCCATGGCCAAAGCCAAGAAGTTAGCGGACAAAGACATTGCATCGTTTATCAAGAAGGTTGCGTCGGCGGGCCGTGGCGGCGACACGGAGTTGGCGTTTCTCAGCGCCAGTGCTCGGGATCTACTGAAGAAGCTCGGCGGCGCGGGGACCAAGAACCCTAAGACGGGGTTGAAGGAATACAAGGCGGCTTCTCGGTTTGCAAAGGCACGTGCGGAAGAAGCCGAGCCGGTAGGGCTGTTCGGCAACACCCCTGTTACTCCGACCGCCCCGATCGGCCCCTCGCCTTTTTCTGTTGCGCCGGCTTCTCCGTTCTCGATGGCACCGGACACGATCGCCCCGCAGGCGGAACCTGAAAGGGAGCCTGCTCGTGGTTCGGCTGCGGCGGACTTACAGCAACTCAGCGTGGCTCCTCCTGCACGGCCCACGGAACAGGCTCAGGTAGAGCCGGAGTCCGAGCCGATTCGTCCGCAGCCGGGATCTGCTGCGGCGGATCTTCAGCAGTTCACTAATCCGCCCGCACAGCCGCAGGCTGCGCAGCCCCCTGCTTCCGTACCGACGAATCTCAATGCGGCGGCAGCGTCGTTTAACGCTGCAATGGCTGCGAACGCCGGGCAGAACACTCCGCAGATGGCGGATGCCGCAGAGCGTGCTCGTCTACGAAAGGAAGCGCGGGAGAGGGAAGACCTTTACGTTCGACCGATTGACTCCGGCATTGGTGATCGCCCTGGCATGGGCAAGACGGGAGGCCGTCCCGGTGGTTTTAACCCGTATGACGATGAAGCCGATCGTCGTGCGCAAGAAGAAGCTGCTCGCCGAGCAGCAGAGGAGGAAGCCCGTCGTGCAGCAGAAGCAGAAGCCGCCCGTAGAGCCGCGGAAGAGGAAGCTCGTCGTAAGGCCGAAGAAGACGCCAGACGTGCAGCAGAAGCAGAAGCCGCCCGTAGAGCCGCTGAAGAGCAGGCTCGTAGGGCTGCTGAAGAGGAAGCTCGACGACGTGCGGAGCAAGACGCGGCTGCTGCTCGAGCGGCTGAGGAAGCCCGTCGACTAGCGGAAGAGAACGCGCGCCGCGCAGCAGAGGAAGAGGCAAGACGTAGGGCCGAAGAAGCCCGGCGTGCTGCGGAGGAAGAAGCGCGTCGCAAGGCCGAGGAGGACAAGAAGAACAAGCCTCCTGGCGGTGGCGACACAGGCAAGCCCGGTCCGGGAACCGGCACCGTGACTGCTCCGCCGGGGTTGATTGACAGCAAGTTGCCGGTGAATCCTCCGCCTATCACTACTCTGCCCCCGGGCGGTGGCGGCATTACGTTCCCGCCGTCTTCTCCTCCGCCCTTGGAGAAGGATAAGCCGATCCGTACGGCGGACTTTATCGATCAAAACTTAAACGGTATTGACGATCGGGACGAGGAGTTTCGCAATCCCCGGACCATGGAATTCCGAGATCGCAATCGTAACGGCATCGACGATCGGGACGAGAAGCCTGATACGGGCAAGCCCTCCCGTGGGCAGTTTAATTTCAACTGGAACGCGATTGACCCGAACAGCGATCTTGGTCGGTTGATCGGTCGGATTGGAAGACCTCCGGGCAGTAAAAAGCCTTCCCCGGGGCGAGGAACTCCTGGTGGCGACAAGACGCCTCCCCCGCAGACGGGCCGCGGGCTGCCTTCGCGTCCTCCACCGACGACGATTCCGATCAGCCCCCCGACCACGAGTCCTCCGGGCGATGGCGGCTACACGCCGGGTCCAATCCCTGTCACGACACTGCCAAAGCCGGGGTACGTTGCTAATCCATTGCCCACGGCCCCGGGCCGTGGTACGTCAACCCCGTACTTTACGCCAACGCCTGGCAGCCTGACTCCTGGAACCGTACCGGCGAACATTAATCTGCCGAGTTTGCAGACGAGCAATCTGCCGCAGCAGGCGCTTGCGCAGAACCCGAACCTCGGGCCGGGGATGTTGGGTGGGGCGCAGAACGCGGGGTATTACACGGACCGTTTTGGCAATGTGATTCTCTCGCCCGCGGCGGTGCGTCCGCCTGGTCGCGCGAAGGGCGGTCCGGCTTCGGATAAGGAGTTGCTCGCGCTTTTGAAGGGTGAGAACAAGGAAGCCTATGCCGAGTCGATGAAGAACATTGATTCCGCGCGGGCCATGCTTGAGAACCTGTCTGACATGCCTGGCGAGACGACGACCGAGTACAGTTCGACGCCGATTTCGCAGACCGTGCGCCGCGCGACGCGGCGCCCGATTCGTCAGGAGACGGACAAGGGGACAGCGCGCGGCATGGCCATGGAGCTTGAGTCGTTGACCACGGCCCAAGAACCCAAGCGCGCGCCTGACACGCTCGCGGAGCTTTTGAAGATGTCGGAGTCCGTACGTTCGCGTGATGCGATGTCGGCGAAGGATCTGATGCGTGATACGTTCGGCGAGGGCCGGCTGACCAAGAAGCAGTTATCGCGGCTCGGGGATCTGATGACGCGTCGGTTTGCCGAGGGCGGTGAAGCGAAGAGCGCGGCCCGTGAGAAGTTGGACGAGCTTATGGAGATGTTCGGCCGTGGGACACGAAAGATGAAGCGTGGTGCGGCAGAGTTGCTTGGCGTGGCGGACATCCCGCAGCGTGCCGAGCGTGAATCTGTCGCAGCGTACGGCATTGGGGAGTCTGGTGGCGGTAAGGCCGATGCGATGCGGCACATGATGTACCAGGCGGATCTGACGCGTAAGTTCAATCCGACGACGGCGGACATTGTGAGCCGGTTGTACGAGCTGACATCGCCTGGGCAGTCGGATGCGGAAGGCGAGATGGACAAGTTCAATGATGCGCTTGGCCGTGAGATTGGTCGGCGGGCCAAGACGGACGAGGACGTTGTGCGTCTAGCTCGTGAGTATGTGGACAAGAACCGCGCTAAGGTT